TCAGCCGATACATTTAGATACGCTTCGGCCTGAGCTTCCAAAGCACGAACGGGGGCCATTAACTCCTCTTTTTCGGCGTCCGTATAAGGCCGTTTTATAGTTGTTAATTCCTCGTTGACAAATACTTTAACATAACCTTTCTTTATTTCCTCGTCTACCTTTTGCTGCTCAATTAGCGCCTTTTCATAGGCTTCGGCGGCCAGCTTCATCCCCGCAGCCGCCCGTGCTCGCGCACTTAGGGCATCGATGAAAGCACCCGTATTCGTCACGAGAAGATTCTCGGCATCGTTAACACTATCGACCTTTACCCCCAGATCATCGAAAGCATCCTTGTTGTCAACAATGAATTGCTTCCGAGCTTTAAGATCATCGCCCAAGGCCTTCCATTGTATCTGCAATTCTTTCACTTTGGCAATCTGTTCTCCGATATCATACCCATCTTCCACTAAAGCATTGTTTACTCTATGCTGGGCCTCTGCCATAGAGATCGCGGCTTCTTTAGCTGTAAACAATCCCTTTACCCACGTTCCAATCTCTTTACCGTAGGCTGTCAGCAGAGTAATGCCCACAACCAAAGCCGTCTGCCAGGAAAAGATGGACGAAATAACCTGCCGGAACACCGGGATAGTCGCTTTCCCCTCGGCTCGCAACGCTTCGTTGGCCATCCTTGCCCGGGTCAGTTCATCGGCAAGCATCGGCAGGTTATTGGAAATCGCCAGAAAAAACTGCTGGGCGGATATCGTGAGCGACGGAAATTCCCGGGCGAGTTGCTGTACTTGGAATGCAAGCGGAGTAAAACCTTTTGCCGCACTCGCATAGTTACCGACATTATCTCGAAAGTTTAGCAACGATGCGTTAGCCTCATTTAATTCGGTTTGCATCTCCCGGATTTTTGCGCTTAATTCTCCTCCGATTTTCGCATTGTTCCGTTCCTCTCGGCCCAATTTATTGTATTGAGCTGTTAATTTCTGAATACCGGCTCGTAAATTTTCGACGCTGCCATTCAGTTTAACCTCTTCGCGGATATTGGCTTGAATCTCTCGGGTATAGGCCGACATCTCGGTACGCAACGCTTTGATAATCTGCGCTTGCTTGGCAACACCCTCGGAATCTCCTGCTTCCTTGAACTTTTGCAGTTTGGCTTTTGCTGTGTCAATAGCTGTCGAGGCGGCCTCCCACCCTTTAATTAAATCCGAGTATCTGAACTGGATATTAATAATCTTGTCGATAGTGTCCTGTGCCATATTTCTTCATATGGGTTAAATGGTTAATAAATTAAGCCGACTTTGCTTTCTGGGATACTGCCACCTGCCGGCGCACGGCGTCGTTCTCCTGAATTCCCAGAATGACAGGGTCGTAATTAATTTCTTCGGTTCCCGTGTTTTCGGGAGCGGAGATAGACAGATACAGATCGCCGTCCTCCTCGTACAGATCGACATAAAGGCGGGAATCGTAATCGACGATATAGGGCGTTCCGTTCGATGTTATGGTATACGCTGTGCCGTTAATGCCGTCCGCTTCTGCAACCCATTGGCTGTCTTCATTCTCGCCGTCCAAGCGCAGATAATACGTTGCTGCCACCACTCCGTCTACTTTCAGTTTCAGCAGTTGGCAGTCGCAGATGTCGTTTTCGCCTGTTTCTACCGAATATATGGCGAATATCTGCCCGAATTGGGCTATATACACCGGCTT